AAGAGGTATGGCCATAGAAAAAGCTATGGGGGCAAAAAAAGGTAAGATGTTTAGAAATGGCGGTAATGTTCTTGTACCTTTTATTGATTACAAAAGAATAGCTGGTATGGGTAGAAAAAAACCTAAAAATAAAAAAGAAGAAATAAAAGAAAAAAATAAAAAAGTTTCCGCTATTGTACCAAAACCAAAACCATACACATCAAAAGAAATTACATCAGAACCTAAATCAAGCCTCCCTTTTGCAGTGAAGTTAAGACCCTTTCTTCCTAAAGAAGAAGAAAAATTAAGTGCAGAATTGACGAGACGAGGAGATGCAAGAACATCTAAACCAGGTACACAACCAAGAACTACGGGTCCTGGTGACACAAGCTCAATCATGAAAAGAACAACTAAATTAACTGAAGCACAAAAGGCAAGACAAAGAAAACGTAAAAGCAGAGGACAAGTTGCTGATTTTTTTAGTGGGTTTTTTGATGCTTTAAGTCCAACAAGAACTCCACCTGTGCTTGAGAATATTGCTGCACCTTACAGAAGAAAGAAAGGTGGACCTTTAGGTGTTAAATTAGCAAAAGGTGGTTTTAAAAAGAAAACACCAATTTATTAGAGATGTGTTATGGCAACTTCAACAACAACTACATTTGATCTCAATATTGATGACATCATTCAAGAAGCATATGAACGATGTGGAGGACGCACAAACAGTGGGTACGATTTAAAATCTGCAAGAAGAAGTTTAAATATACTTTTCAGCGAATGGGGAAACCGAGGCGTGCATCTGTGGAAAGTAGAATTGAACGAACAAGCTTTAACAAACGGGACAGCGACTTACACGGCACCGAGTAATGCTAATGATATTCTTGAGGCTTATGTCAGTACAACTTCCGGTCAAACGACTACAACTAATGATGTTTCTTTAACTAAGATAAGTCGTAGTGAATATGCAGCTTTACCAAACAAAGGTTCAAAAGGTCAACCCTCTCAATACTATGTTGATAGATTAACTACACCAACAATAACTTTATATCAAACTCCTGATGCTTCAACATTTACTCATCTTAAATATTATTATTTAAAAAGAATTGAAGATGCTGGTGCATATACCAACACAGCTGATGTTGTTTTTAGGTTCATACCTTGTATGGTTGCAGGATTAGCGTATTATATAAGTATGAAGGTAAACCCTCAGATGACACAACAAAATAAACTTATATATGAAGATGAATTATCAAGAGCTTTGAATGAAGATGGTCAAAGAACATCTGTATATATTACACCACAAACTTATTACCCAAGAGGAGTTTAGATATGAAAGGTATGAGAATAATTAGAAAACAAGCTGGAGGCTATATGTCTGCATTACAACAAACACGACCTGACCTGTATAAAACAATTTCTAGTTACAGAGGTAGGCTAACAGCACCTGAACAACAAACATTTGATAAAAGAGCAAATATTCAATATAAAGCAAGTATGAATATGCCTGATCAAATGCGTCAAGCTTATTACAAATCTATCGAACAACAATATGGCGAACCAACTGATGCTCAATTTCAACAAGTAAGAGAAGGTTTGAAATCTAAAACATTTGTTCCCACATACAGATATGTTGATCCAAGCACACAAGGGCCTGCTAGAACTACAGGATATTATAGAGATTTATCAAAAGAAATTTCACAAGCAGAAAAAGATTTATCTGGTTTAACACTAACTGAGTCAAGGCAAAAAACAGTACCTCTGTACAGTTATTACGAAGGACGTTCTGGTGTACAAGGTTTAGCAGGAAGTAGACCTGGTGTGGCTAGAACTACAACAGAATTACCAGAAGGCTCCAAATTTAGACCTGCCAGTGGTGGTGGAATAGGGGCAAGAAGTGCAGATTATATTAGTCCAAGTGGAGTAAGGTATGTTCAGCAAGGAACAAAAAAAATAACTGAAACAACTACACGTCCTCAAAGGGCAGGTGATGCGGAGTATGATAAATTAGCGGCATCTTTATCTAGATTACAAACAAGACATAAATATAGATTTGCACCACAATATTCCCAAGATGGAGGGACAGGTCTTACTTCAGAAAATATATATCAAAAATTAGGTATGGCTAAAGATGGTGGACTAAAAGAAGATTTGAAAAATAAAAAATTTTCAAATGGTGGTAAAGCTTCCATACGAGGAACAAAATTTACAGGAGTTTTTTAAATGCCTTACGCGCGTGGTAAATATGCAAAAGCTATCTCAGATCGTTCAGGCATGGCATTTCCTTACAATGAAATGGTTAAAGAATGGAATGGTTCTTTTGTACACAAATCTGAATACGAGGGTAAACAACCACAAATAAGAAGAAAACATATAACAGCTGATGCAATTGCTCTAGCTAATGCTAGAAGTCAAAGATTTCAGCAACCTTCTCAACCTTTTATAAATGACGCAACTTTAGATCAAACAGTGACTGACTCAGGTGGTGGTGGTCAAGCAGTTGTTAACTTAACACTTCCTGGTGATTTTGCATTTAAAACAGATGGCTCTATATCGTTAACTTCAACTGAAGCTAACCCAACTTATGGAAGCATGGTGCCAGATGATGGTTCTGCTGAAAATAGAAAAAGAGAACTAACTGCTGTGGTTGGTAATGTCACTGTTGATGCCCTAGTCATTACTCAAACTTTTGCTGTTACTGTAGTTGGAGGTAATCCTGCAAATCATCCATATCATAATGTAGGGTCAACTAACAAATTTGGCATAGATGGATCTACCGCAACTGCTGATGTGACACTGACTTTCAAAGAAGGTAAAACTTATCGTTTTGATCAAAGCGATTCATCAAATGACGGCCACCCTTTAAGGATAAGTGAGACACCAAATGGCACACATGGAGGTGGTTCTGAATATACAGTAGGGGTTGTAACAAATGGAGTCGCAGGACAAAGTGGTGCTTACACACAAATCACTGTTGCAGATGGTGCTCCTACATTATATTATTATTGTACAAATCATTCTGCCATGGGGTGGACTATAAACACTGAGGCATAAAGTATGGCAATAACACACGCAAATTTTTTAACACAAGTAAGAAACTATACAGAGGTTGATAGTAATGTATTGTCAGACACTCTAATAGATCAATTTATTAGAAATACAGAATTAGATATTGCTGGTAAAGTTGATTATGATGATTTAAGAAAATATGCAACAACATCTACAATTGTTTCGCAAAGGTACTTGAGCATGCCTTCTGATTTAATCTATTTACGATCTGTCCAAATAACAAATTCTGGTGTAAGAGATTTTTTAGAAAAAAGAGATACAAGTTTTATATCTGAATATAACGCAGGAGATGCAACAGGTGTGCCTAAATATTATGCAAATTGGGATGATCAAAATATTGCCATAGCACCTATACCTAATGCAGCTTTTACGATACAGATAAATTATATCATAGATCCTCCTCATTTCACCTCGTCTAACTCTACTTATCTATCAACTTATTATGAAAATGTTTTATTGTATGGTGTTCTTGAAGAGTGTTTTAGTTATCTTAAAGGACCCCAAGACCTATACAACCTTAATAAAGCAAAGTATAATGAAGAAGTTCAAGCATTTGCGTTACAACAAATGGGACAAAGAAGACGAGGGCAGTATGAAGAAGGTGTTCCAAGGATTCCAATTCAGTCACCCTCACCTTAAATTTATGGAGTAATTATGGCAATAACAACTAGTGTAATATGTAACTCTTTTAAAAAAGAGCTTTTTGAAGGAACACATAACTTTAAACAAAGTGGTGGTAATTCATTTAAATTATCACTGTATACAAATAGTGCTGTTTTAGGTAAATCTACGACAAGCTTTACCACTGATGCACAAGTATCAAACTCAGGTCAATATACAAGTGGTGGTGGTGCTTTGGTAAATGGTGGAACATCCTTATCAACCGATACTGCTATTGTTGATTTTGCGGATAGATCATTTACTGGAGTAACACTAACTGCAAGGGGAGCTTTGATTTATAATGATACAGCGTCAGGCGATCCTGCTGTTTGTGTTTTAGATTTTGGTGGTGATAAAACAGCCACATCCGGAACATTTACAATTCAGTTTCCTGCTTTCACTGCAAGTGCAGCTATTTTAAGAGTTACGTAGGTTTAGCATGTCCAACGGATGGGGACAACTAACCTGGGGTGAAGGTCTTTGGGGTCAACAAGGTGACCAAATTGTATCTTTAACAGGTTTTTCACTAACATTAAATCTTGGTGGGTTTACTCAGACAACAGTGGGTGAAGCTACTGGTATCGCTCTCACCTCATCTTTAGGAACAGCGGTAGGATTTACAGATTTTGTAACTCAACCAAGTGGATTAAGTTCAACTCTTGGTTTTGGCTCAATTAACTTTTTTAATGACAGTATTGAGTCACCAAGTGGAGTTGCTTTAACAACAGCAATAGGTTCTGTTATTACTTTTGCAGATGTTGAGATGGCTATTACAGGATTTGATTTAACAGCTTCACTTGGATCTATAAATTTAATAAATTGGGCAGAAGTTGATGTAGGCACATCTGTTGTATGGACAGAGGTTGATAGAGCTGCATAAATGATTTATAATGTGAACTAATATAAAGGAATAGTATGGCATCAACATATTCAACAAGTTTAAAACTAGAATTACAAGCGACTGGTGAGAACGCCGGTACTTGGGGTGATAAGACAAATACAAATTTGCAATTAGTAGAACAAGCAGTCGGTGGATATGAAGAGGTATCGATTGCTGGTGGTGCAGGAACAACTGCATTAACTATGTCTGATGGTGCAGCTTCTAATGCACGAAATATGGTTGTTAAATTAACAGGAACAATTACAGGAAATAGAATCGTTACTGTTCCTGATAGTATGGAAAAAGTTTACATCGTTTCAAATGGAACTACTGGTTCTTTTACAGTTCAATTTAAAACAGCTAGTGGCACAGGTTATACTTTTGTTGCTGCTGATAAATCAGTTAGGGTGCTATTCGCTGATGGCACCAATATTGTTGATACAGGTATAATTAATACATCTTCAACGGACACACTTACAAACAAAACACTAACAACTCCAACTATTAATGGAGCTACGACTACAGGTAGTATTGCTAACTCAGCTACAATTGCAGGAGGCACAGTTAGTGCAGTGACTTTGACTAAACCCAGAATTGCCGATGCTGGTTTTATTGCAGATTCAAATGGGAATGAACAAATAATTTTTCAAGAAACGACAAGTGCAGTAAATGAGTTAGAGATAACAAATGCCGCTACGGGTAATGATGTAGGACTTGCAGCC